GACCGCTCCATATGGAGAGCGTCACCGAAACCTCCGTGCTTGATAACACGGAGTCTCAGTAAGCTCTTCTGCAGAGCTGGATATCCGTCTATACTGTCACTGCGATAGACTGGCCTTGGGACCATCGCTCTAACTTCAAAGCGATGGAGTTTCCCATTCCATCTTTCGACGGAACGGTAACCAAGAAAGGATATCCTACCAAGCCCTGGACTATTTTCAGAAACATAGGGCAAAGGCCCTATTATCTTCTCGCATGTAGAAAACATGAGAGAGGCCGTCCTCCAGTAACCTCTTTTATAAAAAGAGTTCGCTGTGGCGACCCAGGAAATAAGTTCAGAAGCTTGCTGCTTGTTCTTAGGGCGCTCTTTACGAAGGTATGTAGGTGTTACCTCATAACCATCGTATGCGTCTATTCCGCAAGATTCTCGGAACTTTCCGTTCCAGAAGCTTTTGGAATTGTTCACCTTACAATTGTATTTTTGTAGGTGATCAAGAACAAAAACCACTGACGTCGACGGGACGATAATATCGTCACCATAGACGTATACGCTTCGACTAATCTTTTTAACATTAGCGAAGCTTACAGGAAGGTTGTGTACTTTCAGAAGAGACGCTACACATAACGTGTAGAAATACATCGCCTCAACTGGAAAACACAGAGCACTGCCCATAGAGGCGAACTTTTGTAACGGTCCAATAATGGTACCGTTAGGTAGTTCGGCTCTAGTCGATCGACATGCTTCTATGGCATCCCGAAGATCGGGATTACCCTGAAACATTTCCATAGCAAGAGACCACGGAACGCGGTCACTCGCATCGGAAAGATCTATGGTAGCCAATAGACCTGTCTTAGACGAACTCAACGCCAGAGACTGGTTCACAGATTGATCAGTGAAATTCACATGACCTTTTGTGAGTTCAGAGGATTCGATGGCCTCATATAAGGCTTCACGAATCGCCTGCTGAGCATATTGCATGCAAGCAGGCTCTATAGCGATGATTCGGGGTCCTTTCAAGGTTTTCGGGACGGGAGTAACCCTAACGGGCTGCTCATCGTCTTGACTAACGATCGTTACTGATTCGAGATCCGATGGAAGAACGTTCATACTGAACGCATTATCTACCAAAGGAAAATAAGGCTCGAGACGATCGTGCCAACGCCCCCAAGCATATTTCTGATTTCCAGAAATCCGCTCGGCGGTGGCTCCGGGACCGTGCCTAGGGACCAACTGATCAAGGCGTATATGAGCCAAGATGTTGTCCCACAGCACAGCAGATAAATGTCGAAATTCTTCGACATCCTCTGCCGGAACAGAAAACTTCTGAAAGTCGTGCTCAATAGCGGTGTAGTTCGCGATAGCCTTATCAACCCTTTCGGGAGAACAAGGCATCTCCATTTTCTTGAAAGCAAGGCAAATCTGCCGAACGCCTTCAACAATAACGGGGAAATCGCTACAATTTGAACTATCATCGTTAATCCCTCCTGTCTCATGGTTGAAAATCTGACTGATCATACCTCGTAAAAATACGGGGATTGATCCATACTTCCGGAAACTCCGGAAGCATGTTGAGTCAATTTTACCTGTCGCAAGACTTCTCTCGAAGTCTTTAGCGAATTCAGGTAGGGTTATCGTCAAAAACGATACCCCTTCTTTTTCAACCCGTGATCTTATAGTTTCAAGATCACGTAAATCAGAGACATCAGCGGTGCTTTTGGCAGTCGCGTCTTTATAGATCGCGGCTACCAGCTCTAGGTGATCACTTACGTTGCTTTTCAAACTTCCTCCTTTAATTAGGGGGTAGGTTTCAAGCCACGTAGTCCGCCTTCGCCGATGCCACAATGGCAACGGTGTAAACCGTCACAGAAAATCCTTCTATTCACGACCTATCTAAATGTTCTTGAAGTCTCTGCCGATCTTCATCGGAAAGAGAAGAACGTTCGATAGGAGGGGGAGAAGCGAGTGGACCAAATAATGCTCCACTTAGAGCAGGAGAATCCTGCACTTTTGCTTCAAGAACTCCCAACAAACGCTCCGTCGCAAGACGGAGTGCTGGTAGTGAAATGGAAAGGAGTAACAACAGCCAAGGGTTAGCTTGTGGGCGAGAATTAAGATTCTTGTCCATATAGCCTCCCCACGCAGTTATTGTCTAACCAGGTTTTAAAACCGGTTATTACATCGATCACGTCGTTTTGCGAAAAACCATATTCTGGTCTATCGATAACGACGTAAAAGCCAAGTGTATCGTAATCGTTAGTTTGATCTAACGGATTAGTAACAATGGCTCTCTTGTCAAGCCTAGCAACGGATCGTATGCGGCGTTTTCCAGCCACAGTGATCTTTTGATGCGAGATGACCAATTTATGGGTCTCGTCGGATTTTTGATAGGTGGCTGAAGAGCCCTCTGTCTTAACCCGAGGCATGCCTTGAGCGATAGTAGCAATTGTGATGGTTTGTGGATCTGCGAACATAAGTGGTTGATCTCCATTAAGCTAAATGGGTGTTAACCCTTGTGACACGGAACTCTTACCCAAGAAGTCCGATAAGATACACAAGAGTGGATAGATACTAGGTGTAACGGCTTATGCCGAGAGCGCCTAGGATCGCTAATTGGCGGGCAGTTAAATCTTTCCCGCCGAGGCACACATCAAATGGATTACTTGCATCTTGACGCTGTTTAACCTCTACATACCTTGTAGAGGTGACACGCATGTCACCAGAGGTGAAGAAACGATTGCCTTGAAAAACAATCTTTCTCACATAGTGATTCATCAAGTACAAGTATCTGGCGACTACTCGATCGAATTGCATAGCGTTGGCGTTGTCAATGACATCACCAACGTTTGAAAACCAATCGATAAGCCAGGACCAAGGTGTTGCTTTGTAAACAACTGACGGATTTATTCTCGCTCCATGAATCACAAGATGTTGATTCAGCTGACTCAACATTGAGTCAATAGTGGAACGGTTAGTCTGCGCAAAATCGGGGTGGTAGAACGTAAAAGAACCCTCTGCCCACTCGAGCTCACTAGTGTGCTCGGTGATAGAGTGCTCTCCATACGTATTCTGCCCATTCACGATTCGCGGAGTACACATCTGGTCGTAAGTCAAGCCAGTCGGCACAAGGCCGGCCGAACCTGTATTACGAACCAAGACGCGTTCACTCTCAGCTGTTCGCATTGTTCTCTTCCGCTTTCTCCAGGTACCATTATCGCGAGAAATCTGCGCGATATACTTACCTGCATTCTTGTAAATGTCGATAAATTTCGACAAATCAGAAAGGAAAGGGACCCACCCAAATTGGTGGTTGATAAAGTTGTCTGCAGCCGTTTTCGGGTGCATACGCAATCCATTAGCATGCCCTCCTGCCGATCTCCACGCATCGTGGAGAGCTCGAGAGGATGTTTGGAGCATACGAGGTAGATCTTTCGCTTCCGCGATAGCTACCCCAAGACTGCCTTTATCAAGTTTAGGTCTTAATTTAGAAAAGACCTGAGAACAATCGGAAGACACATGAGGAATTAGTAGAGGGTTGACCGGAGAATCCCAACCGACTCGAATATAATTCGATTCGGGAACGGGATCACTCGGCCAACTGGTGTGAATAAACCCACCAGTATATTCAACGTAGTACACCGGACTAATGTTCGGATTTCTACGGTAAATTCCTTCGCCTAACAACTCAGCTTTTGGCAGTTGCGCTTTTATATTTACAAACTGACCACCATCGCGATAGGGAGGACCGGGATTTATTTGATCCCAAGTTCTCTCTAAAGTAGCAATGGTCTGGGACAACCCCGTATTAACTTCCGTGGTTGCCACGATTGAATTATCACTATACTTTCGGGTACGTAATGTACCTAAATGTAACTGGCCGTTTTTAATGGCCTCGTGATAAGTCTCTCGGTGTCTGTAACGCAGCTGTGTGAAATCCATAAGCAAGCCTCCATTGATGTAGATAGAGCTGCCATCGCTGACAACTCAG